AACTAGTCTACATTGCCAAGACTAATAAGGTTAACAAAATTATTATAGAGTCTAACTTTGGAGATGGTATGTTCATGGAACTACTTAAACCTTTGTTTATGACTACCTATCCTTGTTCCATTGAAGAAGTAAGACATAACAAACAAAAGGAACTTAGAATCATTGATGTCCTTGAACCTGTCCTTAATCAACATAAACTTATTATTGATCCTTCTGTTGTTCAACAAGACTATAAGAGTGCTCAGTCCTATCCTATTGAACATCAAGCTAAGTATATGCTTATCTATCAACTATCAAGGATAACAAAGGATAAAGGTAGCCTTATTAACGATGATAGATTAGATGCTCTTTCTATTGCTGTTAACTATTGGGTAGAACAAATGAATCAAGATGTTAACAATAACATTAACTATCGTAAACAGGAACTCCTGGACAAAGAACTAACGTCCTTTGTAGATACATTTAACAAAGCTAAAGGCTCTTATAACAGTAACCTTTGGATGTGATTAATGTAAGTGCTTCGGTAGTTAGTTTAAATACATATCTTTACAGATACTACTTTTAAAAGAGGGTCGACCCTGACGAAGACCCTCCTCCTTTTAAAGACTTTATTAATAATATATGTTAAAAAGAAAGATACTATTGGTCTTTAGACACACCTATCCTTAAAAAGTTTTTTAATAAAGAGAAGGTTAAAGAAGGTCTTTGTCTTAGTCTTTACTCTTAAAGGATTAGAAGGAGAAGAACGAAGTATCGACTTCTTGTTAAAGTTACTTTAAAGTAGTTTTTAAAAGATAGTCTTTAAAGAAAGACTCCTTATGAGTTATAGATAACATTATAAACGATTTTCAGATTTGTAAAGCCTTAAATTTAAAGATATGGACATAGATACTCAGACAGACTTGTTAACCAACGACTTATGTAATTTAATAAATCGTTATAAAGGGGAGTTCGATTTGAATGACCAAACAATCTTAGGTGTACTGGAGTTTGTTAAATACGATATATTAGCTACCAGTGTCATCCTTTTAGAACTAGAAGAAGACGATGAAGAAGAAGATGATGAAGAGATAATGTGAGACACGTACAAACAGAAATCTATTGGATAGTAGCTATGATCATGTTCTTTTTAGAACGAGATGTACTAGTAGATTGCTTCTTTATGATGCTAGAAATAATCATCAGACTTTGTTTTTAAACAAAAGTATATTGGATTTTTGGTAGAAAAATTTGAGGGGCTTACGCTATATACGCGAACAGAAAAAACCCCCGAGCTACCCATGTAAATTTACTGTGGGGGTGGTATACTGTTAAAATTAATTTCATAACTCGTTGATATTCAACGTAAATCGTACAATATAGATTATGTCTAATTACTGGTAATCAACGACTTAGGTAACAAAGCTATAATTCTAAGTTAATGCTTATTGAGACATTATTGAGACTGTATGTAAATTTGTATTTTTTACTTTGTTTATCTCAGACAACTGTATAAAAACTATACACATTGTATAAAAACTATACACATTGTATAAATTCTATACAGTTGCTGTATAAAAACTATACACCTAGAAAATAGGCACTGTATAAAAACTATACACATTTGTATAAAAACTATACACATCAAGTGTTTTTTTAAAATTGGCATGGATAATGCAAAAGGAGGGTAGTTCTTTCTCAATAATATCTCAGACAACTGTATAAAAACTATACACATTGTATAAATTCTATACACATTGTATAAATTCTATACAGTTGCTGTATAAAAACAAATTGGCATGGATAATGCAATAGTTGGGGTAGTTCTTTCTCAATAATAACCAAAAAATATAAATAATATGAACCAAGAAAAATGGAATAAACTGATGACGTACGCAATGGATTTAGACGCTGAACTAGCCTCCAGACTTAGGCAGGTTAAAGATCAAGTGTTCGTACAGGAAGAGGGTGACACAGAGGATTATACGATTAACCGCTTAGTAGCTCACCAACAAGAGATGATGATGAAAGAGGTGGATAACGCCCTATTTCGTCTAATTCGTAGCCGTAACGGTTAACCTCCTAAAATTATTGCCCAGCCCTGACACGAAAGTGTCGGGGTTTTGGGGTGTAAAGTATAAATTCTATACACATTGTATAAAAACTATACACATTGTATAAATTCTATACACCTAGAAAATAGGCACTGTATAAATTCTATACACATTGTATAAAAACTATACACTTTTTTTAGATTTTAAAATTGGCACGCAAGATGCAACTATAGTTTTATCAGTAATTTTGCTGATATAACCAAAAAATAAATAATATGAATAATACAGAAAACCAAATTGACATTGTTAAAGCCTTAGAGATTATCTTTGCAGAGCATGGTGATAAATTAAGTTAAGTTAACAATAACCTTCAAACCCTGCCAGAAAACTGGTGGGGTTTTTGGGTGTAAACATAAAATATGAAATTCTCACCAATAGAAATATACAAATACATGAACGAAGAATACTACGAAGAACACATCGAGGTAACTAACACAGGGTTTTGTCCTGATGGCTCACCTTACCCGATGAATAAACTTACGTGTACGCTATGCAATAGGCAATGGATGGATGATGAAGACCCTTGCGATTGTATGGTTGACATTGAAACTGATGAATGATTTAACCGACCAAATAACAATATGAACCATGATTATATGAAACAATTAATAAAATTACTAAATAACCATAAAACACGATCCGCTTGGTCTAAAGGTGTTAAAGCATTTGCCTTTGACTTATTAGAGAACCTTGAAAGTAGGGACATGACAAAGGATAACCTGTTAAACGGAGCAACCGACTGGTCACAATATTCTTATGGTGGATGTGCCTTTATATATGACCAAGACATTGCCGAACATCTTTGCACACCTAGTGAGTTAAAAGCTAGAAAAGGTGGCGATTGGCAACCTAATAGAAATGAGACTTGGTTAGATGTACAAGCGAGGGCATTAGGGCAAGCCTGTTCTTTAATCCTTCGACTTAACAGAAAGGTAAAATAACAATATGAAATTAAATCTAAAAGATAATCTAAAAGGTAGACTGTTGCTCACTATAATGTACTTAATCGAAATTATAGATATGAGTATTTACTTTATAACTTTTTCGTTAGTTGTCAGTGACTTAAGAAACAAGTTTTTATTTAGTGACTTAGTAGAAAACAATAACCAATAATAAACAAACACCAATATGAAAAAACCAACCAAGCAAACTTCGGATATACAAGAAATGTTTGACTCACTAAAACCAAGTAAAAAGGAGCAAGCTATTGTGTGGCTTGTTAGTCCAGTAATTGTGCTTGCAACGTGGGCTGTCTTAATCTTTATATGTAGCCTTTAAACCAATAATAGAAAGAAAATAAAACCATGAACTTATCAAAAACCTTCCCTAAAATGTCAACTAATGACTGGCGTAAATTACAACTATCCACTGATGCAAAGAATCAAAGAGACTGGGCAAGTAGACAATTGCACGATATGGAAAGCGATCCCGACAACTTTACCTTGCGAGATTACTTAAAGGTAAGAGCTGGCTATAATACAGCTGTCGAAACACTGAAAGAACTACAATAAAATAGAAAGAAAATAATAAAATATGACAAAGACACAAGCAAACCGAGCGTATATAAAAATGAAACACAAGTTAATGGAACGCATGGGATATGACAACATTGATTTACCTACTCTTAAAAATGTACATCCTGAATTTATACAAGCAAAGGAAAGGTTAATCAAATCATGTCAGTAACCGAATACATAGACGAGACTGCCTTTGTTTACCGTGTTGTAAGCGATTACAAGGAAGTATATATCGAATGGCACATGAAAGACTTACCGCACCTGTTTACTGGGCGAGCGAGTAGCCATGAGGAAAAGATTGAACAATATAAAAGTGTTCTTAAAGAACTAAAGAAAATGAGAAAACCAAACCAATAAAACCAAATGAAAAAGATAAGAAAGAAAAGAACTATAATAAAAAGATACGGAATTTACGCTGAAAGTAAGAGCTTAAAAGGTGTTACTGAAAAGCGAGAGATATCTACTATTGAAACAAGAGACGGAATTGAGAATGTAAATGAGAGAGGAAGAGACTTGGCAAAGATGCTAGGTATGAAATTCTTACACGCAAGGGAGTTGATTAAATAATGAGCTTAGAAATGCTACTAATGTTTATGTTAATATTCTTGCTGAGTCTTGGCTTCTTATATACAGACTAGATGAATTACAGCACCATAGAAGGATGCATTAGACAATCAACTAACCAACCGATGAGAACAGAAATAACACCTAAAGATTTTAAATATATAAACCAACCTAGAAATATGATAGAAGAAGAAATATATAGTGGAGTAGATGACAACGGAATTGAAGTAATGCTACGCAAACTAGATGAAACAACATGGATAGTAGATGTCAGACAACAAGATGACTACATCGAGGGCTACGAATACGAAAACTATTCAGATGCTTTGAACCAATACAATAAATTAAATGAAAGTGAATAGAAACATGATAGAAGAAACCATGCACTACATTATGACCGAGCATTTTAAAGGAGTACTTGATCCCGAACATAAATACTTTAACCTTTACCTGTCCTTACAGAAATTACTAGAGGAGTACAACAATGATGGAAAATAAATACTGGCACAATGAACTTGAAGAAGATAAGGAAGAAGAACCTGATTGCATGACTTTAGCGAAAGCAAAGAGAGAGCGAGAGATGTTAGAAGAAGAGGAGGAGACCGATGAGTAGTGATGAAGATTTCGATGAAGTATATTATACTACG